TTCCGATCTCTGTCGGTTCGGATTTTGTGTGCGTTCCAGATTTGAGGTTCGGTGATGGGTCGTAATGCTTCTGCTGCGGTGCGGGTCGTTGAGTCGTTTGGTGTTGTGGCAGATGGGTTGTCGGCTGTTGTGGCGGCGTTCGTGTCGTTGGCTGAGGCGGTTGATGATGATCCGGCGAATGCGGCGCTGTGGGCGCGGTATCAGGCTGCTGAGGAGCGTGTCCGTCTAGTTGTGGGGGGCGGTGTTGCTGATGTCGTCGACGATGGTGACGCTGACGGATGGACTCGTTTTGCCGTTGTTCGGCACCCCTCGGGATCTGAGCAGGGAGACGTACGGGCACGAGGTGGGCGAGGTCGCAAGGCGGCTGGGTAAACCGTTGTTGCCGTGGCAGCAGTACGCGGCGGATGTGTCTCAGGAGATTGATCCGGAGACGGGCGATCTGTTTTATGACGAGGTTGTGATTACGGTCCCGCGTCAGTCGGGTAAGACGACGTTGATTTTGGCGTTGTTGGTGTGGCGGTGTGTGGTGTTCGCGCAGCGGCTCGGGGTTGAGCAGACGTGTACGTATTTGGCGCAGACGGGGCGGATGGCTGCGAAGAAGTTGGAGCGTGAGCTTGCTCGTCTGATCCGTCGCAGCAATTCGTTTGTGGAGATCCCGAAGAACAGTCGTGCTCGGCCGGTGCGGGCGAACGAGTGGAAGTATCACGGTACGACAGGGTCGGAGCACATCGTGTTTGGGACGGAGTCGTATGTTCAGGTTGCGGCCCCGACTGAGACTGGGTCGCATGGTGACGTGCTTGACGTCGCGGTGATCGATGAGGCGTTCGCCCATGTCGATGACACTGCGGAGCAGGCGGTTGACGCGGCCACAGTGACCCGTCTATCTCCGCAGTCGATCGTCGTGTCGACGGTTGGTAACGCCCGGTCCCGGTTCCTGTGGAACAAGGTGCAGGCCGGTCGTCGGCGGTGCAGGGCTGGTTCGGCGGGGTCGAGAACCTGTTATTTGGAGTGGGGTATCCCGATCGAGGAGACAGGTTGGGATGATCCGGAGGTGTGGGCGAGGTATTTGCCGGCATTGGGTCACACGATCACGGTGGCCCGGTTGTGTGCCAGGTTGGCGAAGGCCCGGTCGAACCCTGATGCTAAGGATGATGAGGGGTTTGAGCCCGGTGAGAAAGGGTTCCGACGCGGCTATCTGAACCAGTGGATTGATCGGCCGCCTGACGAGTCGACACCGGTTCGTGTCCCGGAGATCGGGGTCGCTGTGTGGGCTGATCGTGTTGATGTGGGTAGTCAGGTTGTTGGCAGGTATGTGATCGGTGTCGCTGCATCGGAGTCGGGTGCTACAGCGTCGATTGTGGTCGCTGGGCGGAACGCTGATGGTGTGGTGCATGTGGAGACTACGGATCATCAGGGGTCTGTGCGTTTGTGGTTGGAGCACCGGTTACGGGAGATGCTTGATGCTGAGGTGCCGGCGTCTGTGGTGTTCGTGGCGAACAGTCCGGAAGCTGTGTTTATCCCTGAGATTTATCGGGCTGTTGATGGGCGATGCCCGGTGGAGAAGTTGACGCAACGCAACTATGCGTTGGGTTGCGAGTCGTTTAAGCAAGCGGTGATCGAGGACCGGGTTCGTCATGTTGGTGATGTGTTCTTGGCTGCGTCGTTGTTGGGTGGGTTCCGTCGTGATGTGTCTGGTGGCTGGGTGTGGGATGCGGTGGAGGCGACCGCGGATATCACCCCGTTGCGTGCTGCTACGGCGGCGTTCTGGGTGTTGGAGACGTTGCCGCCGGTTGAGGTGGCGACGAAACCGTTCTTCATTTTTGGGTGACCCATAGAGAGGGGTGGCGTATGTCGAACCGTGTGTGGCTGTTGCTGGCCGTCTTGTCGGTCGCTGCTGGTTGTGTTGTGGTTGGTGTGGCGATGTTGTCGCCTGCTGTCGGGTGGATCGTTGCTGGGGTGCTTACCGGCGTTCTTGGGTGGGTCGCTCTTGTTGACGATGAGGTGCGCCAGTGAGACGGATTGAGCGACTGGCGAAGGGCTGGTCTGTGTCGTCGATCGGTGGGCAGTTCTCGGAGCGCCCGTTGTGGTCGGTGCCAATGTCGTCGGATGGGTCATTGTGGTCACCTGGCCGTGAGGGCATCGGGGAGGATTTCGGGTCGGTCGTAGCGAAGGCGTACCGGTCGAACGGGATCGTGTTCGCGTGTGTGTTGGCGCGGATGCTCCCGTTTTCGGAGGCACGGTTCCAGTATCAGGAGTTACTCGACGGGCGTCCTGGTCGTCTGTTTGATGGGCCGTCGTTGCGGTTGTTGGAGTCGCCGTGGGCGAATGCTGGCACCGGGGATCTGTTGGCCCGCATGGAGCAGGACGTGTCGATTGCGGGCAACTGTTTTTTGACGGTGCGGTCGGGTCGTCTGGTGCGGTTGCGTCCGGATTGGGTGACGATCGTGTCGGGTGTCCGAGGTAATGGTGACGCCGGTCCGTTGTCGCTCGATAGTGAGGTGCTCGGCTACGTGTATCAGCCGGCAGGGGTCGGTGTCGGCAGGTATGAGCCTGAGGTGCTGTCTGTTGATCAGGTCGCGCATTATGCGCCGATCCCTGATCCGGAGGCGCAGTGGCGTGGAATGTCGTGGTTGACGCCGGTGCTTCGGGAGGTTGCGGCAGATTCCGCGGCAACCGTTCATAAGGAAACGTTTTTTCGTCGGGGGGCGCAACTCGGGGTCGTCGTCAAGTATCCGGCGCAACTGTCAGCGGATGAGGTCGCGCGTGTGGCTGAGGTGTTCCGCAGGGGGCACGCCGGGGTGGGGAAGGCGTATGAGACGCTGCACCTTGGTGGCGGTGCGGATGTGACGACGGTCGGCACCGATCTGCGGCAACTGGATTTTCGGGCTACTCAAGGGGCGGGCGAATCTCGGATTGCTGCTGCGGCTGGTGTGGGTGCGATCATCGCCCGTTTTTCGGAGGGGATGGCTGGCAGCAGCCTGAATGCCGGGAACTATGCGGCGGCGAAACGGCAATTTGCTGACATGACGTTGCGGCCGCTGTGGCGGTCTGCTGCGGGGACGCTCACAAAATTTGTTGATGTCCCCACATCCGCTCGATTGTGGCCAGATCTGCGCGACGTCGAATTTTTGAAGGATGACCTGAAAGACGCGGTGCAGATCACGTCGGTACAGGCGTCCACGATTCGGGTTCTGATCGATGCCGGGTTCGCTCCAGACGCTGCGATCGATGCTGTGGAGGCCGGTGACCTGTCGAGGCTAGAAGGCAAGCATTCGGGGTTGTACAGCGTGCAGTTGCAGGCGTTGTCGGATGGGTCCGAGTCGTCGTCTGCGCGGCAGTTGTCTGCCGCCGAAATTTTGCAGAAGGTGTATCTGGCGGTCGGTGCCGGGGTGATCTCTGCGGATGAGGCACGCCAGATAGCGAACGCTGCCGGCGCAAATTTGACGGGGCCTGCCCCTGCTCCGATCGGAGGATGATGATGGATACGAAGCGTTTCAGCGGACTAAAAATTGATGAGGTGTCGGGCACGGTGAAAGCTGTGATCGCCACGCTTGGCGTGGTCGACAAGGATCGTGACGTGACCCGTAAGGGTGCGTTCGGTGCTGGTCAGGATGTGGTGATCTCCGCGTACCAGCACACGTCGTGGGACGGCGCACTCCCTGTCGGGACCGGCCGCATCTATGAGCTCGACGACGAAGTGATCTTTGACGGCAAGTTCCTGTTGGAGACGGCGCATGGCCGAGACACGTTCGCGACAGTGAAAGCGATGTCCGAGGCGGGGCTACAGGAGTGGTCATACAGCCTGCATGATGTCGAGTCTGAACGCGGGACACACGACGGGAAAGCCGTCACGTTTTTGAACCGGATCAGCGTCAAGGAGGTGTCCCCCGTGCTGATCGGCGCGGGAGTGAACACCCGGACGCTGACCATCAAGGCAGAGGGTCAACCTCGCACATTCTCGGAGCACTCGGCGTCGGTCCTGGCCGATCTCGGGGCGCTCACCGTAAGGGCATCGGAAGTCGTGGCTCTCCGTGCCGAGAAAGGCAAATCGTTAAGCGACGAATCTGCCGCCCTACTCGGGCAGGTCGAGAAAGCGTTGGACGAGCTGAAGCAGGTACTCACCCCTGCACCCATCCCATCAGGCGACGAGATCGATATCACAGGCGAGTACCTGCGGTTCGTTGCCACCACGCAAGGAGTACAAATCTGATGAAGCATCAAGCTCTCATTGACGCCGAGGGGCGTCTCAACCACAAGCGCGCCGAACTCGCATCGATCTTCGCGCAGGCCGGCCCCGAGTTGGACATGGCGAAGGTCACCACGATCGACGGTGACACGGCGACGAAAGCCGCGCACATCCGTGCACTCAACGTCGAACTCGGTGATCTGGCGAAAGCCGTCGAAGATCAGCAGGGTTTGGCTGCTGCCGCCGCCGCGGTGATCAAGTCCGAGGCCGAGGGTCGTCCCGTCGAGAAGGGCGCGGCCACATCCGGTCCGGCCCGGTCGATCGGTGAGCAGTTCGTCGCATCGGGCGCCTACAAGGCGTTCAGCCGTGGCGGCGATTCGATGTTCGCTGAGGTCGAAGTCGACGTGAAGACGTTGCTGGAGACGGCTACCGGTTTCGCTCCAGAGTCGACCCGTTCCGGTCGGATCGTGGACATCGCCGCCCGCCCCGTGCAAGTCACGGCGATGTTCCCCACGATGCCGTGGGGCCAGTCCGCATACAAGTACATGGAAGAGACGACGTTCACCAACAACGCGGTCGAAACATCGGAGGGTGGCACCTACGGTGAGGCCGCGCTGGCGTGGACCGAGCGTTCCACCCCGGTCGAGACGATCACCGTGTGGATTCCGGCAACCGACGAGCAGTTGGAGGACGTGGATTATCTCCCGGCCCGGATCAATGAGCGTCTGCCGTTCATGATCGCGCAGCGTCTCGACGGTCAACTGTTGGTCGGGAACGGCACCGCTCCGAACCTGCGCGGTGTCAACAACGTCGTCGGTATCCAGACGCAAGCCAAGGGTGCCGATCCTGTGTTCGACGCTCTCCACAAGGCCGCTACAAAGGTCCGTGTGACCGGTCGGGCCAACCCTCACGCTCTGGTGATCCACCCGAACGACTGGCAGGACGTGCGGCT